CAGCAATTGTTACAGATACAATTATTGGATATTATCTTTTATTGTCTAATAGGGGAGGTAGATACATTAAAGAATGGTACAATCAATTTAATATTGGAGCTTATGTAATGGACATTCTGTCAATAATTATCGGAACTTATTCGGCAACATTATTTAGTAATAATATATATTCTCAAATTGTGGCAACAGTTATCGTAGGACTGGTACACGACATATCATTTGGTATTTTTGTCAATAAAATTCAAACCGAGAGTAAAATTCTAAATTTATTTAAAAATTATGCTAATGAATTAGGTCCAATTATATTAATTGTAGACGCTTTTATGTTAATATCTACATTGTTGTTTTCAGCATACTTTAAAAACACATTGACTAATAACGCCATGATTTTTTTGAGCGTTATAATTTCTTATATAGGTCTACTTATGATTTACTCATTTTAATTTTTTTTATTTTATTAATTAGTAATAAATGATTAAAATAGTATCTTTTAGAAAATTACGCGGCGGTAATAAAAAATATGAAATCGTATTTAATAAGAATGGAAAAAAAATTACGAGAAAATTTGGTGCTGCTGGTATGTCAGACTATACAATTCATAAAGATAAATCTCGTAGAGAAAGATACATCTCTAGACATAAAAAAGATTTAAAAACCAATGATCCAACAAGGCCTGGTTATCTGAGCATGTTTATTCTTTGGAATAAGCCAAGTGTCAAATCAAGCCTGTCAGACTACAAACGCCGGTTAGGAGTTTACAACCGTACTGGTAAATTTCCTAAAAATATCTAATAAAAACTAAAATATAAAAACTAAACTATAAAAACTAAACTATAAAAACTAAAATATAAAAACTAAAATATAAAAAATTAAATTATACTCTTATTTTATGAATAAATGTATAATTTAATTAAGTAATTTACTTTAGTTTAATTTAGTAAATTAGTGATCTACATCTGAAGCGCTCTTTTGGCTGCTTCGGCACCGAGCTGAATAGCTGCACCTGTAGCCACGGTTTTGAGAGCTAGTAACGCTCCACTTTTGATTGCCCGACCTTTACGATATTTTAACCCCTTTCGGCATTTACATGCCTTTCGGCATTTTTTACAAAATTTTCTCATTGGTCGCTTCTTTAGTTTTTTACGTAACTTTCTAATCTTTCTTTCACCTGCCGATGAGCGTCCCAATAGACCACTGTATAATCCGGAAAGAAATCCGATACGTTTGACGGCGTTCTTCTTACTCCTCAGCTTTCGTCTCTTTAATTTCTTCTTAAGTTCCGAAGCAGTTAAATATCTTCTACCTCTTGGTGTATTTTTTGTAATACGTATATTTCTAGATCTTGCCAAACGCTGTAACTTATTATACTCCATTTATTAAATTAACAATATTTTAATTTATTTTAAAATTAATTTTGAAACTTATTGAAAAATAAATTATATGATAACGCTTGAAGAAAGCAGTCTGCTAAATCGTCCTTTTTTTTATGCTGCTCAAAAAAATCTTTGTGAGTTTTAAGCAAAGCACGCGTATGGATAATTCCTAAGTTTTTGTTTTGGCGATACTTACATTTACTTTTATGCTCTATTACTATATCACAGCACTTTAGTTTATGTTTTGGAGAATAAAAAATTATTTTACAATTTTTATTTTGTTCATGTTGTATTCTAATTATAAAATAAACATAAAGCGCTGTGGATATATTTCTCATTTTAGGATTAAAAGATGGTTGTTTTTCAAGTAATACAACGTCTGCGCTACACAAATAACTAAGTAAATCTAATTCTTCTATAACTCTTAAAACTTCATTTGAACCGCTACAATCTAATACGTTCCAGTCTAAAATAGAGTTGTCTGTTGTATCTATGAAACAGTACGCTAAGTTTCTAATTCCTATATCAAAAGATAGTAACAACATTTGTTAACTATTATAAATGTTTTTAAGTGCTGTTTTAATCGAACGAATCAAATCTTGATGCTAAATAATAATCTATATAATATTCTGTAATTGTATCTTCAATATTCTGTACTATTATTTCAGATTCTTCTATCGAGTATTTTTCAAAACATCCAAGAAGACAACCCATTATCTTTTAATATTTAATAAAGGTTTTATATTTCTTAAATCGCTTTTTGTTTTTTTTCTCTCATTTGATTTATTTGTTATATCTCTTATATCCCATGATATAAATAGTTTATCATTATTTAATAAGACAACACAAAATCCCTCTTTTTTAAGATGTAAAAACAAATAATAAGTTAAATCTTCAACTCTGTATGTAGAAAATCCAAAAACATACCTAGGCACAGTATATATACAACGAAGTTCATTATGTTTTGCTAAATGGGATATCTTGTTTGTAACTTTTTTAAGAATATCGTTTTTTAATTCATTGTATCTTTCTAATTGTCTTTTTTGTAAATTAATAACGTCTTTTAAAGAAGTCATAGCTAATAAATACAATTATTTTTATTAATATTATCTAAACTAATTAATAAAATGAATTCAGAAGATCCCGATAATATTACTTTTATTGGTGAAACGCCGTTCATTGAGTTACCCCAGGAAGTAATAAATAAAGTCGAAGAATCGATGCCAGATATAACGGTAAATTTACCTTTAAAAGATGAAACTAAACAACCGTTTTTAGTTATGCCGCAAAATTTTTTCCCCGATTTTTCGTACAATTTTTTTGATAGTATTCTTTCTATCAAAAATATTGATATATTTTTACAGATAATACTTGGATTACTAATATTATTATTTTCGGCACCATCTATTCCGAGTACGTTTTATGGTTATTTTTTAATTATATTCATACTCTTCATTATATTAAGAATGACTAATTAAAGCTTCATTAAAATAAACTTCTAGATTTCTTTTCTTGATTTTCTTCATCTGATAAATCGTCCCCTGATATATATTCATCTGAATAATCGTCGTCTGAATCGTCTATTTTGGAGGATTTATTTAGTACACTTTCTTTCGGTTTTTCTGTTCCATTTTCTTTTACGTTTTCTTTTACGTTTTCTGTTACGTTTTCTGTTACGTTTTCGTCTTCATTAAATTCGGTAGATTCTAGATTATTCCCTTTAATTGACTCGTTATTTACTTCAAATTCGTTTGGTAATTCTTTATTTATAGAAACTCCGGCTGTAGATCTATTTTTAATCGGTAATATAGGTATATTTTTACATTCACCATCTTCGGAATTTAGGTCAGATTCGGGATCAGATAACTCGTGTTCTGGTTCGGGATCAAAGTGTTCTGTGTCGGATTGTATTGGAATTTCTGGTTCATCGTCAAAGGCGCCAGATAAATATTCATTTAATATATATTCAATCGGTATTTGATTTCCTATAGTATCTTCTAAAGAAATTGATATTATATCCATAAGTTTATGTTTTTCACAATTTATTACTGTTGGTTCATAATACAACGCTTCACAACATTTTATTAATAATTTGTGTAAAAAAGTGTTTAAATTTGGTACTTTAATTTTAATAGATTTATTGTCGCTCTTTAGTCTTACACAAGCAAGAATTTTAACGTGACTCACGAATATTGCCGTAATAAGATCCATTAAAAAGGGGTATTTTTTAATTAAATCTTTTATTTTAGAATCCAATTTATAAGAAGTCCATTGAGGCACCGTCTTGAGTTCTTTTTGAAAGTTTGAATATGAAATTTTACGTCTTATGTTTTGCTCCTGAGAATCATGATATACACTTTTAAGTATATCATATACATCTTGTTGAATTGTATTTAGTAATTGTCTAGTATATTCATCCTTTGCCGCAACTAATACATTAACATTCAAAGTTTCCGACATGTTTAATAATTAATATTATTTTAAAACTTAAAAAATAACTTATATAATAAATGGTAAGCTCTAAATTTAAAGAAGTAAATCCGTGTTCTAAATCTGGAAAAAAGGTCAAGTGGATGATAGATAAACAATTTATGTCTGAAATTGAAGAATCGTTATGGAAAGACAAACATGAAATCGCCGGATCTCTTTTGTTTAAGGATATAAATTGTAACGGCGACATCTGTGATAAACAGATTTTGAAAGATTATAGAGTAAAGGGAGAAAAATCTAGTGTAAGAACTCCTAATGGAATAATTAATTACCATACTCATCCATGGCAGTGTTATAAAGACGAAGGAACGGCGTATGGTTGGCCATCTGGGGAAGATATGGCTATTAATATGTTTTACGCAAAAAAAGGTACAATGGTTCATATAGTTTTTACGTTAGAAGGTTC